TTAAACAGTTCTCATGAGGTCTCCAAACATCTTCGAAGCCTCTTTTTTTCTGTCACTGGTAATGTGTAAATAAACTAATCTAGTTGTTTTATCTTCGGTATGTCCTAAGCGAGCCATAATCCTGTGAAGATCTACACCTGCTTCTGCGAGAAGTGAGGTGTGAGTGTGTCTGAGAGAATGAGGAGTTAATTTTTTCTGAATACCTGACTTTTTCAATACTGAATTGAAACGGTTTTCAATCGTTTTAACGAATGGCGGATAACCATAATACTTTGTTCTCTTCATTCTCCCAAAAATAAAGTTTCCATCGAACCACTCATCTTTAATCGCAATTTTAATTTTATTTTGAATTGCTTTGTGTTTTTTTATAACTGAAATTACTTCTGGTTCTATATCAATAACCCTAATGGAACCTTTTGTTTTCGGAGTTAAAATTTCAAATTCTTTAGTATTGTCTTTATCATTAAAATATGTTTTTGTGATACTGATACTGTTGTTTTCAAAATCCACATCGCTCCATTTAAGTGCTGCTAATTCACCAACCCTCATGCCTGTCCAAGCCAAAAGGAAGAACATTGTGAAATATTCATGATCGAAATCTCTATTTGCTGTGTCCAGAAAAGTTTTGAGTTCAGTTTTTTCAAAGTATTTATCTTCGATTGATTGGTTTTCTAACTCCTCAACGGTTTTAATGTCTTTAGGTAATTGAGCGAATTCCGTCGGATCATCTAAAATGATTTTTTGTTGTCTAGCCCTCCTGAAAACCATTTTAGCTACAGAGTGTATGTTGCTAATATTTCCTTTGGATAATTCTCCTCCTTCTTTTAACTTCACTAACATTTTTTGATAATCCTTATCTGTTATCTCTTTGACTTTTTTATGACCAAGGTGTTTATTTAGGTGTTTAATTTCTTTTTTCCTAGTTCGTAAAGTACTGTTTTTAACACCAGACAGTTTGTATACTGAGTGCCATTCGTCGCAAAGCTCTTTGAAAGTTATTTTGTGCTTCATATCCAGTTTAACTTTACCAAGAATATACTCCATTTCAGCGGCAGCTTGTTTTGCATCTTTTTCCCTCAAAAAACCGCGCTTTGGTATTCTCTGTCTTTTACCGGTTTTTGGATCAATACCATTTTCAATGACATACATCCATCGGATGCCTTTTTTTGTTTCATACTTTTGAATACTTGCCATGTTAAAATCCTCCTCAATTTATTTGTTTTAAGGAATTCTCGTATAAAGCAAAAGCAAAGCTTTTTCTTCTAAACATTTCTAAGCGGGCAGCAGCAAAAGAATAAGTCACATTAAAGGTGTCTCCAATTAGCTTTATCGCTTCAGATTGCAAAGAAGGCAGGTTTAATTTTTGAAGCATAAAGGAGGGCACACAGAAATGATACATGAAGCTATTAGCCTGATATTCTTGCAATTCTCGAAAGAGCTTGTGCATATCAAATTGGTTACCATAGTGCTTAATTACATGACACAGTTCGTGACCAAATTCTTCCCATTGTTGTTTTTTGTTTAAACGTTTATCAATGACCATACTGTAAGAGCCATTTACGCAAAAAACAACACTAGACCTTCTTTCAAAGTGAAGCCATATTTTTAGAGCAGCTGCAATACGTTCCATATCAATGGACTCTGGTGTAAGCATGTTTAATTTTGTGTATATTTTCTTCACTTCTTCTTCTAAATGAGATAGTCCTTTCATTTAAACACCCCTAAAATAAGAATATATGTTCTGTTTTTGTTTGAAAAGAAAAGCCTGTTAAAAGGCTAATCCTTAATTTTATAAGATTCATTGAATGGGTCGGGAACTGCTAGCTTTGACTGATCTTTATAAACAAAATAAATTCGGGGATCTTCAGCTATTCCGCCGCCTTTAATTATATTTTTAATATCTGATCCAGCTTCATTAACCCAAGATTCCTTTTCAGACAAGGGCATAGTTTTGAAGGTATCTGATACAAATGCATAGACATTATCCCAACTGTTGGTCATAGGTTCTATTTTTATTAAATGACCATCACTGCTATCTATATATTTTTGCAGGCGATCTATTGTATTAGTCTCTAATTCTCTTTCATTTTCTTTTTGTTGCTTTTTATTAGCAGCCTGTTTTTTGTTAAATTCTTTAGCTGCGGCAGCTTCTTTATCTCTATTTTCTTTTTCAGTGGCTTCTTTTTTCATTTTAGCAGCTTCAATGGTTGCGCGTTCTTGTTTTGCGCTTGGAAGGTTGTATGCAACGATAGGTACAAAAATTAGTAATATTGCGATTAAGTATATTGCCGTTGCAATGGTCATCTTTAATTTGTTTTGAGAGCGGAACCCTAGAAGTTTATTTTGCCACTTTCTCTTTTTGAAAATCACCTTAATATTATGTTTCTCAAGTTGCGAGTAAAAATGTTTGTCTTCTGTTATTTTTAAAGTGATTTCTTTTTCTCCTAACATTAAAAATTCTGTGCTAAGAGCAAATTTATCTATCTCTACCTGAAAAAATTGGCTCCAGTTATAAGAGACCACATTACTAACCGCTTCATCCTTTAATAAAAAGATATCAAAACCAGTATCATATACAGATATTAGAACGATATCCAGCGTGCCATAACCTTTAACACTGCCGCTTGTTAAACTTCCTTTATTAAGCCCATGATGGTCTATATATTCTTCGATAATTTGAGTGTGATTCTTTTTCTTCTTTTCACTCATCTGTAAAACACCCCTTTTATCGCTGTAATTTTTACAGTTGAGCAGGCATTCAATTGTAGACTTTGCTGTAAAAATTACAGTTGAATAGCTGTTCAACTGAAGATATTACTGTAAAAATTACAGCAGAACCTTCAGCATTAATTAAACAAAACTAAACAAGAAATATAAATAAAAGAATAATTAATATTAGTTTAGTCTTTTGGTTTACGACCTTTCATCTTTTCCTTCTGTTTTATGTAATTAATGAAATTGATTGTTTCTTGTCTAGCTTCTTCAGAAAAGTCAGAAGCATCTTTGAAAGCAATCTGTAAATCAGGATCGTTTAAATCGTATTCAACTTGTTCTGAGGAAATGTTTTCGGTTCTGCCAAGTAGATAATCAGTAGTTGTATTTAATGCATCAGCCAAATCTTTAAGCATTTCATTAGATGGCGTACTATGGCCGTTTTCATAATTGCTTATGGTTCCTTTTGTCGTTTTAACACGTTTAGCTAATTCTTCTTGTGTTAATCCTTTATTCTTTCTGACACTCTTTAATCGTTTAGAGAGCATGACAGTTTCCTCCAATTTAAAAGTACAAGTTTATTGTACTATAAAGAAAAGCTTATTAAACAAAAGTATAAGAAATTCATACTTTTATGTTGACATACAAGTTTCTTATACTTATAATGAAATCAACAAGTACAAGAATCTTATACAAAGGTGGTGAGCAAGATGAAAAACTTCAAATTGATTCAAGCTAGAAAAGCCAAAGGATTAACACAGGAAGAACTTGCTTTTAAGCTCGATTATAAGAAATCGACTATCTCTAATTGGGAGAATGGTTACTCTAATCCTAAAATGGACGATGCGTTTAAAGTTAGTGAAATTTTAGGTACGGATATAAAGACTCTTTTTTTTAACCAAAAAGAACAAGATTCTCATACAAATACAGCGTAGGAGGTCGAAGCATGCCACAGACAGTAATCACTTTTGATGAAATGACAGCAACCGTATTTCAAGATCAAATGCAAAAGTTGTTTCAGGCAGCTTATGAAAAAGGCGTTGAAGACGGAATGAATAAAAACTCGTACCCGCCTTTACTGACAAACCAGCATTTACAAGAAATCTTTTCAGCTTCAAGAAGTCCTGTATGGAAAATCACATCAAGGCCTGACTTTCCAAAATTCAATGAAATTAGTGGTCGTTATCCAAGAGACCTGGTGTTTCGATGGATTGAACAAAATTCCTCATACATTCAGGAGGTAACAGCATGAACAATCCACAGTTATTCAAAAATGAAATGTTTGAAGTATCAGCAAAAATTGAGAATGATCAAATCATTTTTGATGCTGAACAAGTTGCTAAATCTTTAGGGTTTGTCCAAGAGAAAAATAATAAACAGTACATTCGATGGGAACGAGTGAATGAATACCTTCCAAAAAATTCCCCAGAAGTGGGGAGAGGTGACTTCATTCCTGAACCACTTGTGTACAAGCTGGCGTTTAAAGCATCTAACGAAGTTGCAGAACAATTTCAAGACTGGCTGGCAATTGAAGTCATCCCTTCAATTAGAAAGAATGGTCAATATGGTGGACCAAAAGCTCTAACCGAAAGAGAACAGCGCATTGAGTCTCTTAAACTCTTGTTGGAGACATCACAACGGCAGGATGAAATGTCTAAAAAAATCAGCACTCACGAAAAGAAAATCCTTGAATTGAACACCAAAGTGGATGAGCAGATCACACTTGATCATGGTGAACAAAGACGGATTCAAAAAGCGGTTGCTTCTAGGGTTTACAGTTTTACAGAAGATGAATCAGAACGTAAGCGGCTATTTAGTGAAATTCATCGGGAAATTAAAGATCGTTTCGCCGTATCCAGCTATAAGGATTTAAAGAGAAAAGATATGCAAGTAGCTGTGAATTACATTGTTAACTGGGTTCCGCGCAGGGTTTCCTAGATCCTGCCGTGTCCCTTCATTAATAAATTTTACCAATAAAAAACGAATAAAGAAGGATGGGAACAAATGCAGAACAGCCCGTATAATCAGCGGAATTTACCTGAAATTCTTAGAAAAGTAAGGAAGGAAGCCGGATATTCACAGTATCAGCTAGGCACCTTAATTGGAGGGCGTGATCAGAGGAATGTATCAGATATTGAAAATGGTTATGTCAGACCTACACCTGAATTGTGCATCAACTGGTTCAAAGCATGTGAAGCCTATGAACATATTGATCTCGTGCACTACATTTTTAAGCTTCACCCAATGGCAGCCGCACCAATTAATCCCGCCTTAAATGATAGTGCTCACAAAGCTTTAATAAACTTGGTGCAGGAAATGAAAGACGCACAAAAGGCTATCGGTGATCTTGCAGAATGGCTGAACAATACCCGCCCGGGCAAACATGAGGAGCTTCCGATGCAGGCTATCAAGCAAATATACGACCTGACACAAGCGAATAAAACGCTCATGTACTCAATGTCGAGAGAGTTTGGTTTGAAGATACAAGACCTGACGGAAAAATGGTCGAAAAAAGCTATCATTTCAGAGGTGGCAATGCACAAAAGACAGGATAGGGAGGCTGTACTGGTATGAATCAATCTGTTTTGAACAAAATCTGCGTCATCCGTGAAGATATTCCGAGGGTTGTAATTCTCATGAAGAACATTGAATTCTTTATGGAAAATCTACAAAAATTCTATGAACTAGGAAAGTTTGAAGAAGTAACAATCCTTGCTGCTAACATCAAAACCTATAGCGAAGAACTAACAAGATTGAACAACAAAGGGCGTTTGTATGAAATAGCGAAAGAAATGCAAAGTCGGGATATTAAACTTTCAGTGGTTAAACGCATGATAAAGGAGCGAGACAATTGAATATTGAGCATCCGATGGTAACGCAGATTAATAGTTTTGGTTATCCGAAAGACTACTGGAAGGACGAAGCGGAGCGCGATGGCTACGAAGAGGAAGATGACGAAGACAAATAAAAAAACCCGCTTGGCACAGCGAGTTTTAAGGTGTATTGCTTCTGATTAGGTACAGACAGTATACCAAGAAATCACATGAAAATCAATGGAGGTATACGTGATGATCAAATTATCAATTAAACGAAATGAGCTAGAAATAAACCTAGAAGCGGATGGGCTAACCAGTGATGAGCTGAAAGGATTAGTAGGGCACATCACACATTTTGTTAAAGGTGTTAATCCTACAGTAAAAGACATTGTAGAAAGACCACGAAACGATCTTCGTAGTGTGATGAGAGAAACCAAAGGTACACCTGTTGTTCAAAGCTCATCAGAAAAAGAAGGTGATTCAAATGAGTAAATTCCAAATCAGCTTTGACCATCGCCGTGAAGCGCAGGAGCGTTTAGAGCAAGCGGGCGGTTGGATCGACTACAAAAAAGGTTTACCGGTCTTCTGCTTCCCAAATGCTCAAGCAAAACAAAAATACATCCAATTGGGGCAGGCGGCATATCGCAGAAAGGTGGAAATGTAATGAATGGTTTAACCAATATTGATTACTCGAATTATATGCCTCAAGCAAATACAGCACCTTCCGTCACAACAGAAGCAATGGTGAGCAGGCAGGCGCAAGAGGTACAGGCGGCGATGGTGATAGCAAAAAAATTTCCAAGAGACGTCTATGCTGCGTTTGAACGAATCAAAAAAGCGTGTGAAAGAAAGTTGTTGGCGGAGAGTGCCGTTTACGAATACCCGAGAGGTGGATCGAAAGTTTCAGGCCCTTCCATTCGGCTTGCTGAGGCATTAGCGCAAAACTGGGGGAACATTGATTACGGAATCATGGAACTCGAACAAAAAGCCGGTGAATCGTCAGTAATGGCATATGCGTGGGATCTTGAAACGAATACTCGTCAAACAAAAATTTTCACAGTCAAGCACGAGCGTAAGGCAAAAGGAACAATAAATAAGCTTAATGATCCGAGAGATATTTATGAGCTTGTGGCTAATCAGGGTGCCCGCCGTGTTCGTGCCTGCATTCTTGGAGTAATACCGGGAGACATTGTTGATGCCGCAGTCGATATGTGTCAAAAAACATTGATTAGCGGACATAAAGAACCGTTAGAGGATCGTTTGAGAAACGCCTTCTCTTTATTTAAAAAAGAGTTTGGTGTCACTAAAGAAATGATTGAGGAATATGTCGGCAGTAATGTTGATGCTTTCACTGAACAAGACTTTTTGAAAATCGGAAGGATTTACACTTCCTTACGTGATGGTATGGCAAAGAAAGAAGATTACTTCAATGTGAAAGTTAGCAGTGCCACCAAGTCAAAGGCAGAAGAAGATTTCCAAAAACAGAAAGAACAAAAAGAAAGCAATAAAAAGGCGGGTGATCCTGTAAATGGGGATTCCGGTGATCAATCAAGATAACTATTACTCTAACGAGATAGATAAAGTCTACATGTCTAATTCTCAATATAAAAGCTTCTTAGAGTGTGAGGCGGCTACAATGGCAAAACTCAACGGTGAATGGCAGCCGCCGACCTCCGAGGCTCTTCTATTCGGACAATACGTTCATGCGTGGTTAGAAGGTGAAAAGGCATTCGATTCCTTCAAGATGAATACACCATCATTGTTCACTCAAAAGGGCCAGCTGTACAAGCAATATCAATTGGCTGATCTCATGATTGAATCAATTCAAAATGATGATCTGTGTATGTTTGTTCTTCAAGGAGATAAAGAAGTGATTATCACAGGTGAACTGTTCGGAGTGCCTTGGAAAGGAAAGCTTGATGTGTACAATCCAGCAGGTGGACGCTTTGCTGATCTTAAAACAACACGTTCCCTTCGTGAAAAAGTTTGGGATCAAGAGCTAGGCTATTGTTCATTTGTAGAGGCTTACGGATATATAGGACAAATGGCAATTTATGCAGAGTTAGAAAGGCAAATGTCTAAAAGGGATGAATGGCTTGAGCCTCTTATCGTTGCCATTTCAAAAGAAGATCCACCAGACAAAGCCGTTATCAACATAGACAATTCCAGAATGGAAGTCGAGCTTGAAGATATTGAGAAGCATATGGAGCGAATCATTCAAGTGAAACATGGCGGTGAGCCTCCAAACCGGTGCGAAAAATGTAAGTATTGTCGTTCCACAAATCAACTAAACAGGATCATTCATTTTTCGGAGCTGATCAGTTGATGGAAAAGGATTTTTTCATAAAGGTCCCTATTCCTTATGCTTACTTGTCTTTATCGGAATCAAGCAAAGATCAAGCCAGTTTGTTTAGGTCATATGTAAAAGACTTCATTAAGAGAAACGAAACTGGGCTTACTTATATCAAAATTAGCGGTATGTATGCCCTATGTAAGTTGAAAGGGCGTGAATAGATGAACTATCTCAAAGAAATAAACGGCTTCATGAGGTTTCTCGAAACGACAGAACTAAAACCTACCACTCAAGCATTGTGGTTTCACTTGATGGATATAAACAACGGTTGCACATGGAAAGAGTGGTTCACGGTGCCAAACAGTCGGCTTTATGCGCGGTTAGGAGTCAGTGAAAAGACTATGATCGAGCACCGAAAAATTTTGATAGAACATGGCCGTATTGAATACAAACCTAAAGGTAAATCAGCGGGCAGCTATCGCATCGTAAGTCTTGAGACTAAAGCAAGCATTGCCCCTGTACCTGACGAAGAACCCGAAAAGCCAAAAGAAGAAAAACCAACACGACAGGAGGACAAGCCAATGAACCCATTTGAATTTTTCGAGAGTCATTTTGGAGGAACATTAAGCCCGATCAATGCCCAAAAAATTGGTCAATTCATTGATGACCACGGAGAAGAAAAAGTGATTGAAGTCATGAAAGAAGCTGTTGAGAAGAACAAAAAATCAATAGGTTGGGTGTCTGCGGTGTTGTACAACCCTATCAACAAAGGAGGCAAGCAAGATGCCAAAGGCAACGCTGGACGAAGTGTTTCAAAGAATGAAGGCAAATCTAAAGTCACGCCAATCTTCGGCACCGGTCGTCTCAGAAGAAACGTATGAATGCGATGAGTGCAAAGACAAAGGAATCATCGTGTACCGGATTCACAAAAGCACAGAAGAGCGCATGAAAAATGAGGGGAAACGCTTTGATCTAGCAGCTCATGAAATGGTTCTTGAAGATGACTTTCTTGCTGGGCGTGTGTGTTCTCCTCAAGAAGCAAAGGAATGGAAAACGACTTATTCCCGTCAGTGCCCATGCGTTGCTGATAGAGCGGCGCAGAAAACACAAATGCAACTTATGAGTGCCAGCAATATATCTGAACGGTTTAAGAAAATGACTTTCAGTAGTTTTAAAACAGCTGGAAAGCCTCAAGTGATTCAGGAAATGCGAGAATGCGCCTTTGAGTACGCTAAAGCATTTCAAGATATAAAGAACACTGATGAAAACAGCATTGCTTTATTAGGTCAGTCAGGAGTCGGTAAAACGCATCTACTATCAGCGGTTGCCAACGGATTTATTGAAACATATAAAATTCCCGTCCTGTATTTTCCGTACCTTGAAGGAATGACTGATCTTAGAAAAAATTTCGATAAGTTACCAGAGAAGATGGACCTTTTAAAAAACATAGACGTGCTTTTTATTGATGATCTATTCAAATCAAGAACAAATGAAAATGATGAGCTGAAGACATGGCCGTTTCTGCAAATGCAAGAAATCATTAATTATCGTTACCAACATCAAAAACCGATCATGCTTTCATCTGAATTAACATTTGAGGACTTCATACAAATGGATGAAGCATTCGGCACCCGACTTTACTCAATGTGTAAGAACTTTGCTGTAACGATTGAGAAAAATATAAAGCTAAATCATCGGTTAGAAGGAGCGTTTTAAATGTGTGAAACATGCAATGGCGAGAAAGTCGTCATAAATGAAAATACCTTCATGGCGGGATTCTTCCCTTGTCCTGATTGTAACACCACAGGGCGTAAGCAAAGCCTAAAGCCAGTCATCGAAATGTTAGACCAAATGTTGGCTAAAGCAAGGGCGTTGGAAGGAAAGACAGCATGAAGACGATGGCCGCACTAATCACTATCGCTTTCACTGCTAGATTCAGAGAAAGGAAGCTCCTGCAATGGCTGCGGGATGACGGGAGGTAACACAAAACAATAGCAATGAATCCAAGCATCACTGAACTACTAAAAAGAACCAATCTAAACGATACAGAAAAATCAAAGCTCGTTGCCGAACTAAAAAAGCACTTCCAGCAACGGAAAGCGAGGATTAACAAAACATGTCCAATAAATACGGCGCACGCAAAACGGTAGTAGATGGCATCACGTTTGATAGCAAAGCCGAAGCCAAATACTATCAGCAATTGAAATGGCTCAAGCAAGCCAAGCAGATAAAAGATTTTTCATTGCAGCCATGTTTCCTGCTGCAAGATTCTTTCGAGAAAAACGGTGAGACTTTTCGAAAGATTCAGTATGAAGCAGATTTTGAAGTTCATAACTTAGATGGCAGTGTTGAGATCATTGATATTAAAGGCGTTGAAACAGCAGTGTTCAAAATTAAGCGCAAGTTATATGAAAAGCTTTATGAAACGCCACTTAAAGTCCTTGCTCATGACAAAACATACGGTTTTATAGAAATGGACAAGCTCAAAGAACTCGAAAAAAAGAAGCCTAAACGAAAGGCGGGGAAACCAACTGTTAAACGTGGTAATAGCAGACGATCGTCCGTTGTGGGTTCAAAAAGAAGATAAGCTTATGGCCTGTATGACACGTTGCAAGCAGTTTAAACATTGTTCAAGCCGCTTCGGAGCAGATTGCAAGCGAATGGGCGGAGCAGAAATACCGAGGATCGGAGGTGGAAAGCATGAGCGGAAAGCCTAACAACCCATATGCAGCAGGACCGGTCATCGAGTGGAAGATGACCAAAGAAGAGCTAGAGGCGTATCTAGCCAAGCATCCTATCGTTTATCGAGAAGAACTAAAACCGTCACCATCATACCAAATGGATAAATGGGCATAAAAAAACACCGAAGCCGCTGCTCCAGTGCTAATTAAATCTCACACTTTAATTATAACACATGGAAGCGGGGCGGAGCGGATGAACCAGCCAAAAGAAATAAAGGATTTCGCTACAACCATTGATCAGAATTTAGAACCTGGGAAGGTCCGCATCATCGTGATTGATGGGAATGAAGGAACAGCCCACATCACAGACGCACCTGAACACGGAAAAACAATCATTCAAACTGCTAAAGGTCACTTTGCAAGAGTCGATCATGAAATAGGATTCAAGATCAAATAATCGGAGGTTTAGAGATTATGTGTCTGCCAAAAGAGCAAGAATGTCCATATTGCAATGTAACGGAAGATGATGCTTATGCCAATTGGAATGATGATAACGATGGTTGGGTTGAGTGTTCTTCTTGTGAAAAGAAATATTATGCAATGCCTCAATATCATTTCTTGGGCTTTGAAGTCGAAAAGAAATGCGAATTGTGCGGGGAACGTGAAGGTGAATGTTTTTGTGATGATAAGGAGGATGATGATCTATGAGTCTACCAAAACACGTTGAACTGTCACAGGCCGTCAAAGCCTGCAAAAACCAAGCAATGACAATAGATGCTGCTGCTGCTGAAATTAGAGTGCCTGACTATGTGGTGCCGATGCTGGTACGCAAAAATGATGATCTGATCATCGAAGGGAACGTCGTCATGGCGAAAAGGGAATCAAACGGGCCTGTCATTTTCACGCTGGTGTTTTTCATTGGGATCATTGTTATTGCTGGATTACTTGGAAATTAAACGCCTTGCGGCTTAGGAGGATATTATGTGCTGGATTGAAGTCAAGAAATCTGATCCCCGAGCTTTGAAATTAGCGGATCGTCATTACACCAGAAGAAAACCCGGCACAAATCAATTTTGCCGTCCGGGTCACAACCTTGTCTTGTTATCAAAAGATGAAAAAGCACTTTGGGTTACGTGGCGTGGGTTAAGGGATGATGGACTGGACGCATGGGAGTGTACTTTATTTCGTAATGAAGGTGATTATTTATCATCACATTTAATAGTGCTGGCTCTTGGCATAACCAGTTTGAAATGGGGCCAGCCGCCAAAGGACGGAATCATCACTTATGTTGGCAAACATTTAAAAGGTGGCACTTTTCATGCAGCAGGCTTTCGTAAAATCGGGGAAAGCAAGTGGAATCGACTACCACTCTTACAGCTTACGGCTGATAGAATGCCACCACCATTGCAGCCAGCGGATGTATCACTTTTTGAACATGAAATGCTTATATAACAGCTTAGCGGCTTAGGAGGAAACGGAATGAGTGAACATGTGTTAAAGGAATTTGAAACGCTTAGGGAAGCGGTTGAATTTATAAAAGACGAACTGAAAAAAACTGATGCTGAAATAATCAAAGATAGAGAAATTTCGTTGGAAATGAATCCCGATAGAGTATTGAAATCTATGGAGGAAGATAACTGGCACGATAATTTGTTTTTACTTTATTCGATTGATGACGGTCCTTTCTTCGTCTTTGAATCAGATTATGATATAGAACATTGGCTAGAAAGTGATGCTTGGGACAATTGGGGCTTGTGGGAACGTGACGATATTGAAGGATCACTCAATGAGGATGTAATGGTATGGAAGTTTCATAGAGATATTTGCAAGGAAAAATGGGAGATACTTTACAGAAATTCAAAACCATTTATAAATGGTTGGTCAAGACAGCGTAAAGAAATAGCGTTTGAAGCAGTTCCATCATTCTCATTAAATTAAATTGAAAAGGGGCCAACTGAAATGAACCTACAAAAAATGTTTGAAATGCAAAAAGAGTTAGATGATCGCATCATCCGAGAAAAAGGGCTGGAAGGTCAAGACCTGCTGCCTAACACTTATGTAGCACTTATCACCGAACTAGGCGAGTTTGCAAATGAAGGGCGCTGGTTCAAGCATTGGAGTGATAAGAAAGAACCCAAAAGAAAAGTATTCACTACTGCAGGTGCAACACCAGAAAATGCTACTCATTTTAGATGCGAAAGTGATGATTGCGGTGAATTTCCGACCATAGAAGACTTTAAAAATTTGTTTGAACCCAATTATGATGAGTGTCCTATTTGCGAAGCTGGAAGCGTGACTATATACCGTGAAGTTGATCCGTTGCTAGAAGAATATGCGGACTGCATTCACTTCTTCTTATCAATTGCGATTAGAAAAGGCTGGAAGGAAGAATTACACATACCAGAAGAAGCGATTGAGGAGTTCAAAGAAGAAGGGCTTGATGGTGGTCTTTCAGGAGCTTTCTTGGAAATGCAGTGGAGCTTATTAAATTCGAGAATGTTCAAGGAAAAGAAAAAAGAACACTTCCGTGTAGCTTGGGGGATGTTCTTGGCAATCGGAATCGTTGGCTTCGGCTTCACGTTGGATCAAATTGAAAAAGCATACATGGACAAAAACGCCGTCAATCATAAGCGGCAGCAGGAGGGGTACTAGATTATGAACTACTCACTATATTTGATTGACGACAGACTCGTTATTGATCTTGGACAGGGCGAAAAGAGTCAACATAAAGCGTTTAGCGGTGTGCCTGAATTAGTAGAAACACACACTTTCTATCAAGAACCAATCGGACAAGTTGAAATAAGCGATGAACAACTAAAAAAGATTAAAGTCACTTTTCATAATGGCGGCTTGTGTGATTACTGCGATGAACTTTCAAACAAAGTACGTCCTTCACCTTTTATGGGTGACATCTCAAGCATGTGTAAAGACTGCTGGGACGCGACAAGGCAAGAGTATGCAGCATCACATGATGAGCATATTCCTCAGTTCGAAGATTACCCTCACTGGAAGGGGAACACTGATGAAGCTCAATAAAAAGCAACAAAATCAAATCATTGAACGGATGAACGACTTTGGAGAAAGAGGCGTGAAATCGAACGGAGCGGATAAAGAAGCAGTTGCCTGCATGGCTACTCTTCTTTGGATGCTACAGGTCTTAAACGTTGATACGGATTCACTAAAGGAGGAAGCACGATGAAATTAAATAAACCATTAAAACTATCAAATTTACCACATCATATCGAAGTTGGTAACGAAGAAACGCATGATATTTACATGGTAGCCGAGCTTATTGATGAGATTAGAGACGGTGAAACCTCTCCTGAAGGTAACTGGTTCCTGATTAAAAGAAGACGTTGGGAACCAAGCGCAAATGCCATGATTGATAGATATATAGAGGCTGAGCATGAAGAAATGTATGAAGGCTGGGCTGAGCGTGCCGACGATTGTTTTACAAAAGAAGTCGTTGAAAAAATTCAAGAAGTCTTAAATCATGCTTTCAGAGGTGATTATGCAACATCCTATTGGACGTATGAGCAACGTGTAGAGATCGACATTTTTCCACAGTTGAAGGAGGAAGCACAATGAACGAAAATAACCCAATTGTATATTCAGTCATAGAGAAATTGCATAAGCAGCAGGAAAAAGGCCTGCAAAAGTACGGGGTTGAGGTTGAAACATCTTCCCACGACTTAAAAGGATGGTTGCGACATGCGCAGGAAGAAGCAATTGATTTTGCGACATACCTTGAAACGGCCATTCAGTTGCTGGAAGAACAGGTTAAAAGCAAAAAAGAAGAAATGAAGTTTTATGAGACGCACGAGCCTTATTATGCATTAATCAAAGCGCGCAATATCGAACGTGCAATGGAGATTTACAATAATGACGTTTCTGGTGATGAAAAGAAAGAACTTGCGGAGAACATCAAAGAAGTCACAGGGCTTTATGCAGCAACAAAGTATAGTCGCTTTACTGGAGAAGATAAAGAATTAATACCATTTGAAGAAGCTCTTAAGGATTTAACCAGCGAAGGAGAAATGATACTGATTATTGATGGCAGCTTGCTCTAAGAAAGGGGAATGAAGATGAAATTAAAATCAGTTTTTACTTTAGAGGTTTTAGAAACGATAGATTGTGGCGAATGGGACCACTATCCAACAGAAAGCGAGATGGAAGAAGCATTGATTGCTCAATTTGGGAGCTGCACACATTTTGATGATGGTTTTGATGACGGTTTACCTATTATTTTTGAAGTCAAAAAGCGAAATATATTTCATGGGGAGGTTTTCAAATGAAAAAACTACTAATCACACTAACTATTATTATTGCGGCGGTGCTTTATGCGCCGTCCGCTCAAGCTGCTTGGTCAAACTGGCAAACGGAGGGATACGGGCATCAAGCGCGAGTCTTTACGGATGACACCAATTACTATGCAGGAGCGAAAACGGTCGATTGGAGAGCGGAAAAGAAAGGGTCGAGCACGCTTTATTACACCGCTGGCGTATATAAAAAGCGAAGCGGTGGCGGCTTAATTGATACTAATCTTGTACAAAGGGGCAGCTTCAAAGCGTCCACGCCTCTAAAGTCGTTTAGTGTAAGTGAAATTCGCAAGCGTACCGGCAAAGGAACATACGTGATCCAGCTGGACTGCTACACCAATTCCAATAAAAGAAACTACATCGGAACGTTCGAGTCCGTAAAATTCAATATTCGATAGGCGGTGGCGTAATGACAAATATAATTGTATGCCCTCATAGCAAGAGCGAGGGCGGATTCTTTACAAAGGAAAGAATAACTGGAACAGCTCACATATACTACAACTCTTCTGGTGACCTAGAAGAAGAACAAGGCGCTATGTATGACTACCTTTCGCACCACGGAGGAACAAAAGCATTTTGCAGAGAATGTGAAAAGCCACTTGGCAAAACAAAGGATCTGGCATCTGGAAATCATGAGGAAGATACAAGATGGAGGTAACGGAATGAATAAAGAAAAATACAGCCACTTAAAGTGTATTGGAAACCATTACTTGAGCAACAGCATTATTGATGCGCCGTACATGCCAACAAAAATGAATTACGAGGTTCATCCTATCGAAAAATACATTGAGATTATTGTGAGAATGGATGATGAAGATGGCGCTTTTGCTTTTATTGCTGGTAAAGATCATATTCCTTTCTTAGAACAAATGTTGGTTGATCTCAAAGAGGTAGCGGAATGAAAGCAGAAGACTTGCACAGCTACTACTGTGAAGATTGTGAAGAATGGACATATATTGATGAGCTTAATCATCCGGGAAACATCTTTTGTGCTCACTGTGGTGAAGCAAATGTGAAGATCAGCGCAAAGGATTACGAATTATTGAGATATGCAAGGTCGAAGGTCTTCGAATGAAATATAGAAAGAAGCCAGTTGTCATTGAGGTTGAAGCAATTCAGTGGACCGGGAAAAACCGTGAAGACATCATAGAATTTTTAGATATTCGTCCCGATGTATTGGAAATAAGATTTAGAGGCGGTATATTGCACATCGTAAAAGAGAAAGAATTGTTAGTTATTCAACCAGGATTATTTATTGTTTGGGAAAACGGAAACACGGATAGATGCTTTGCTGATGATTTTGAGCGGGAGTTTGAAAAAGTAATTTAATAAGTCCAAGACGGAGAGCCTGCGGACACTGATCAACACCTTTTAAGGGTGCTGGTTGGTGTCCGTTTTCTTTTTGTCGGAAAGGAGAGGCACCATGAAGAAGGATAAGCCCAAAAAGAACACGCAGAAGCTCACTGACAGAGATTTAAGAGAGTTGATGGGGCAAAACATGCAACGGTTAAAACGAGCCAAAGGCGGGGCGTACAAGCGTAAATAACGGGAGGGGAAACAACATGAATAAAAAAGAGATTGAAGGACTCATTCACAATTATCACTGGATGGCGAAAGAGGTTCAGCGGCTCCAGCGTGTTTTATATGGCACTGACATTCCTATGCGCAGCTGGGGCGTTGCTCAATACGGCATCGAGGCAACCTTACCAAAAGGGAGCAAAGGAAAAAGCCAAGCTGAATTGCGTGATATGGATATGAGGGAAGAAAGATTATTTAAACGTCTTCGGAAATTTGAAGAACGTGTATACGCAATAGAGGCAGCAGCAAGCAAAATCGAAGGAGAAAAGCACAGAGTGGTCTATGACTGCATGATGGAAGGTATGAGTTATCGAGCCATTGGACTTCACTTGGGGCTGTCTCGTGAAAAGGTACGGCAAATGAAAGATAATATCATCGACCAATTATGCCAATATTGCCACTTTGTGCACTTGTTGAAAGACGAAAAATCCGTAGTGTAAAATGGAAGGCAGGACGGGGAGGCATAATTTTCCCGCGTCACCACAAATCAATATAGTATGAGTTTGCAAAAAACAAGACGCTTCGAAAAGCGATAGATTAATATATCAAAGGCAATAGAATGGATATGGTGAAAAGGGGATAAAGTGATTATAGTGATATAATGGAAGGAGGAACGAAAAATAGAGAAGAGGGAAAATATGAAAAATGATGTATTCAATCATGAGAACATTGGAGACATGTTAGTTTTTGTACAAAGTTATATACAAGACAAAGAATTTATTATTCTCGATCATCCGACCTATGCACATGGAGGGTCATTGGGGATAGAGATAAAAATCAAATCAACATGGAGATTTAATAATGTTGGCAGTCAATTTGTTTTGTTCTTTGGCACACAGGAAGACATTAAAGATCAAATTGATATGAAGATAGAAGAATTGAGAAGACTTCGTGAAGCGCCTGAAAACTAGGTGCTTTTTTTGTTCCCTGTAAACTGCTTCCGATAATTCTTTACACCAAGCATCGGCTTAAAGGTAGAGTGCGGCGGCAGTTTAGAGGAAATAAAAATCCCAAAACAACACGAATCAGAAGGAGGCGGCAGGTGAATGTAGATGGAATCCAAGCACATTCAGGCGGAGAAAGATTACGTCAAAGGCATGAAATACAAGGACCTTGCCGAGAAATACGGGGTGTCGATCAACACCATAAAATCGTGGAAAAAGCGGCATGGTTGGGAAAGGAAAAAGGGTGCACCCAAAGAAAAAAGTGTGCACACAAAAAAAGGTGGGCAACCCGGCAACAAAAACGCTGTAGGAAATAGCGGCGGTGCTCCTGCAAGAAACCAAAACGCAAAGACGCATGGCTTTTATTCAAAGCACATGCCAGCTGAAGCGTTTGAGATCATGCAGGACATACAAGAGTTTTCACCAGTGGACTTGTTGTGGGAGCAAATACAGATTCAATTTACAGCCATTGTAAGAGCGCAGAAGATCATGTTTGTCGAGAATAAGGATGAAATGATCAAAGAGCTGAAAAAGAAAAAGTCAGTTGTTTCAGATTCAGCTGACATTGAAGAAGAAGAATACGAATTCCAGTTTGCTTGGGATCGTCATGCTACATTCCTAAACGCTCAATCTAGGGCGATGTCTGAGCTTAGGGGCTTAATAAAGCAGTTTGACAACATAGCCCATGAGACAGACGAAAGACGGCTTAAACTGGAGCAGATGAGGCTAAACATTGATAAAACAAAAGCCGAAATGGAACGACTGGCAAATGATGAGGATGATTCATCGTTTGAAATCATAATCAAGGATAAGGGAGGGCGTTGATGGAGAAAGAAGTGAACCCCCGCTTTAGAGATTTTCTTTTTGACTGGTCGCAAAAATTTTATTTTCTTGTAGGTGGATATGGATCATCTAAAAGCTATCATGTAGCCCTTAAACTGGTCTTGAAATTGATACAAGAAAAAAGAACAGCATTAGTTGTTAGAGAAGTTTACGATACCCATAGGGATTCAACCTTTTCCCTGCTCGAAGAGATCATTATAGACTTAGGTCTAGATCATAGAATTCGATGTGTCAGCTCACCGATGCAAGTGAGATTTCCAAACGGGAGCAAGATTATATTTAAAGGTATGGACAAGCCCGCAAAACTTAAATCTATTAATAATATTTCTATCGTTTGGATTGAAGAATGTTCAGAAGTGAAGTATGACGGTTTCAAAGAGCTTTTGGGACGTTTGCGGCATCCTAATTTACAACTACACATGATCCTTTCTGCTAATCCTGTAAGTAAAGGAAATTGGTCGTATAAGCATTTTTTTAAGGATGATTCAAATGACTTCTTCGTACTTGACGATGCAGAGCTTTACAAAGAACGAACGATCATCCGAAACAAAACATATTATCACCATTCTACTGCTGATGATAATTTGTTCTTACCAATAAGCTACATTGAACAATTAGAGGATTTAAAAACACATGATCCAGACCTTTACCGTATAGCGAGAAAAGGTCATTTTGGCGTTAACGGAAAATTAGTATTGCCACAATTCAGAGTGATGAAGCATGAAGAAGTGATGAAATCAATAAGGGCAATTGACAGGCCGGTTCTAAAGAACGGCATGGATTTTGGTTTTGTTGATTCGTATAATGCGCTAGTTCGTATGGCTATTGATCACCAGAAAAAAATATTGTACATCTACTGGCAATATTATAAAAACGATACAACCGATGACAGAACAGCAGAAGATTTAAAAGAGTTAAAAAAAGTTTTGATAAAAGCGGATAGTGCGGAACCTAAAACGATACAATTTTTCAGGCAACAAGGATTTTTAATGAAAGCAGCTAAGAAATTTCAGGGTTCCCGGCAGCAATATACAAAAAAAGTGAAGAGATTCAAAGAGATTATTTGTTCAGATAAATGCCCTGATGTAATTAGAGAATTGAAGGACCTTACGTTTGCTGTAGACAAAGATGGAAACATCATAGAGGACGAATTCAACATTGATCCACATACATTCTCGGCCATTTGGTACGGCTTAGATGATTATGAGGTGTCGAGTCTTAAAGGGCATGGGGTAACAAGAAATTTCAAAGGGTGATGTAAAAGAGGTGAGCAGATGAATGAATTTGTACTGTATTTAAGAGAAAACAAGATTAACAGTAAAGTCATTGAAGCGATTATAAATTCTCATAAAAAACAGCGGGAAAAAATGATCAATCAGTACGAGCGGTATAAAGCGTCCGTTGAGGGTGTACCAATTCTTCAAAGGGATGCTTTTACGTTGGGACATCAAGAGGACTTTGAGACAGGGGCGATCCTCAGAATAGATAATCGAGTTAATAACCGCTTAAACAACGGCTTTGATAGTGAGATTGTTGATACAAAAGTAGGTTACATGTTTGGCCATCCGATAACGTATGAAGTGGACAAAAACCAAGTATCAGAATCCGGCGCTTTAGTCGAAGTGATCAATAGATTTAATCTGTTGAATACTATTGAAGATGCAGATAGTGAACTGGGTAAGAAAGCGGCCATTTGTGGATATGCTGCTCGATTGGCTTATGTGGACAAGACAGGAGAAGTGAGAACCGTGAATATTGATCCGTGGGAAGCGGTCATTATTGGTAGTGGCAATGACATTACTGAACCTGAATTTGCTCTTCGATATTATGAGGTGACAACCTGGGTAGATGGAAAGCAGATTAAGCGTGAAAAGGCTGAGTTTTATGACTCATCTCACGTTCATTATTTCGAGAAGAATGAGAATGGATGGACAGAAATGGAAGTTAATAAACATCTATTCGACCACTGCCCTTTATTCGGTTTGCCAAACAATGATGAGTTTATGGGCGACGCTGAAAAGGTCCTTTCTCTAATTGATGCTTATGATCGGACGCTGTCAGATGCCTCAAATGAGATTGAGCAATTGCGATTAGCTTATCTAATATTCAAAGGTATGGGAGCCGATGATGAGACTCTTGAGAATCTTAAAAAACACGGAGTATTTCAGCTCTTTGGCGACAACGATGACGTAAAGTTTCTGACGAAAGATATTAACGATACTATGATCGAAAATCATCTAAACCGTCTGGAAGAAAACATTATGCGGTTCTCTAAATCGGTTAACTTCTCAGATGAAGCCTTTGGCGGCAATCTCACAGGAGTTGCAATGCGGTACAAGCTTATGGCATTAGAAAACAAATGCATTACGATGGAGCGGAAAATGACTGCTGCCCTTCGGTATCAGTACAAATTGCTTTGCTCAGCATGGGCGAGGAAAAACGCATCTATAACCAATGACGATTATCTAAAAGTTTGGTTCACTTTTACACGTAACCTTCCTGCTAACATTACTGAAGAAGCTGAAACCACAGCAAAACTAAAAGGCCTAGTAAGTGAAGAAACAAGGTTGTCACAGCTTACATTCGTGGACGATGTCCAATACGAAATAGAAAGAATGAATGAGTCAAAAGTAGATTCAATCTACAGCTTGGACGAAGGTGAAGAGCTAGACAAACGACCTGCCGGAAGTCGTGAAAAGACGGAAAACTTAGACGTGTAGGCTCGTACTACATGGCTTGGAGGATGAAAAAATGAACATTGAAGAAATTAAGCAGTTTCTTGAACAAAATAAAGAGAATGAAGAAGTAAAAGCGTTTGTAGGGGAACTATCAGCCGTGTCAGCAGACAAGGTGAAAGGATTCCTAGAAACAGAAGAAGGAAAGAAGCTCTTGCAGCCGCGTTTAGATCAACACTTTACCAAAAGCCTTGATACATGGAAGGAGAACAACCTTGAAAAAATCGTTGAAGATGAGGTTTCAAAAAGGAATCCTTCTAAAACACCTGAACAACTTGAAGTAGAAAAGCTCAGAAAAGAAATTGAAGCAGAAAAAGCAGCACGAAATAGAGAAACTTTAGTCAATAAAGCCCTTAAAGCAGCTGATGAAAAGAAGTTGCCAAAGGACGTTATTGACTTTTTTATTGGAGAAAACGAAGATTCTACACTGGAAAATCTAAGCAAGCTTGAAGAATCATTCAATGCTGCCGTGCAAGCTGCTGTAGATGTGAAATTCAAAGAATCGGGCCGCGAAATTGAACGAGGTAATGGTGCAGGTAATTCTACTGGAAACATTGATATTAGAACACTTGCTCAAGAAGCAAACATTAGAAAATAGGGGGAAATAATTATGGTAATGCTACAAGATGCAAAGACAGGGTCGGTTCCTACAGAAACGGGAACATTAGTATTAAAAGACTTTATGACACAATCAGCAGTGACACAGCTGGCTCAATATGAAGAAATGACTAAGCCTAAAAAGGAGTTTACTTATTTAGCTTCTGGACCTGGGGCTTACTGGGTTGGTGAAGGCGAAAGAATTAAAACGGATGGCGCGAAATGGTTGAAAGCAGAGATGGTTTCTAAAAAACTAGGCGTTATCATTCCTGTTTCAAAGGAATTTTTACGTTATTCTGTGCCAGACTTCTTTGCAGAAATGCAACCAGCAATTGCAGAAGCTTTCGCTATTAAATTTGATCAAGCTGCTTTGTTTGGCGTTGGCTCTCCATTTGGTACAGGTGTATCCGTCATGGAGAGAATTGAATCTAAAGGGAATAAAATTGAATTAGATTCTTTAGGAGGTCTGTATGACGAGTTAAACGCAGTAATGGCGCTTTTAGAAGAAGCTGATAAAGACGCAAATGGATTTACAACAACTCGTCGTTTTAAACAAAAATTGCGTGGTGCAAAAGATGAAAATGGCTTGCCGATTTTTAATGATCCAAAGGGCGGAGCCACACCTGATGCCTTGGGTCTACCAATCGGATATGTTGATTCTAAGTCTTGGAAGTACGATAAAGCTTCATTGTTTGCTGGTGATTGGAGCATGGCTAGATACGGCATCCCACAAGGAATGGAATACAAAATCAGTGAAGACGCTACGCTTGAAGGTACTCTTGATAAAGATGGCAAACCGATTAGCTTATTTGAGCAAGATTTAGTGGCTTTACGTGTTACTCAACAAGTTGGCTTTATGACTCTTAATGATGATGCATTTGCTGCTATCACACCAAAAGGAGCTGGCGAGTAATGAAAATTAAAAAAGGTAAGCACTCACTTGATGTTACTGAACGAGCATTTGAACTCATCTTCAAAGACATAGGGTATAAGATCGACAAAAAGGGCGAGAAACAGGAACAAGATGAAGTTGAAGAAGTTCCTGAAGAACTAGTAGAAGAATAAGGGGGATGACGGTGGATAAAGGGAAATTTTTAAACGAGCTTTTGAAGCCGTTGGACCTTAAAGAACGAGGGGCCATGAGAAGGTTAAAAAAGCTGTATCGTGAAGCCTCAAAGGAATTTATGAGTTCTCTTACTGATCTGTACGAGAAATTAGATCAAGGTGAAGACCTTTCATATGCTGACATTAATCAGTTTGACGATATTGAGGCCTTGCAGTCTCAAGTAATTGCTTTGGCTTCCAAACTGGATATCCGCTCTCAAAAAGAAATCATACGGCTCTTAGAAGATACTTATGATTTCTCTTATGATTGGTTGGCATCCGTTGTCGAAGCAATGATTGATCAAAAGCTAAGAAATGCTACGCCTTCTTTGCCAAAGTTAGTTGAAGAAGCTCGTAAGAACGCTGTGTATGGACTCAAGATAACGCAAGCATTGGAAAAGCATAGAGCAATGATTGTGAAGGATATAAACGAAGCGATAGAAAGAGGCTTCATTGAACGTGAACGCTTCTCAGACATTGCCAGACGCGTTAAAAGTGCTTTTGATACTTCTTACTATAGAGCAACTGTCATAACCCGTACAGAAGCTCACAGAGTTCGTGAAAAGGCTACACACAATAAAGCTGAAGAATTTGAGCAACAAGGCATAGTTATGGAGAAGGTATGGAACAACGTTGATGATGAGCGGGTCCGACAAACTCGGAAGGCGAATCATAAGGCGTTGCAAGGTCAGCGCAGAAAGATCAATGAACAATTTGATCTAGGAAATGGTGTCACAGCAGTTGCGCCCGGACAATCAGGCAGCGCAGCCAATGACATACATTGCCGCTGCTTTCTAACATATGAAGTAGTGGGATTGAGGGGTGAATAATGGAGTTAACAGAATTGAAAACCCGTTTAGAGATCCCTTTAGATGATGAGTCACAGGATGAAAGGCTTAAACTAGAATTGAAAGACGGCATTGAATACGCACAAGAATATTGCAACAACCCCTTTTTAAACAAAGAGGGGTTACTTGAATTGCCTTCACCAGTCAAAAAAGGAATTGCCATGATGATTAAAATTGACCGCTCGAATGAGGTCGGAGTTTCCTCCGAATCTATCGGCGGCATGAGCAAGACATACACAAGTGATTATACGCGTTACGAGGCTGTGTATAAACTGTGGAGAAAATACAGGAAAGTTAAGTTCCGCCCGTTGAGGTGATGATATGGGGCGTATAAAGATCAAAGACAAAAACCGTATTCCGAAAGTGGTAAATGCACTTGGAAATGGTGAGAGAAAAGCAAGGGTGGGCGTTCTTGGAACAGGAAAAGAAGCTATGATTGCAGCTGTGCATGAATTTGGAACACGTATCGCAGTGACACCAAAGATGCGTGCATATCTTCATTCTCAAGGTCTGCATTTGCGAAAAGATACCACTCACGTTGTAATCCCCGAACGATCCTTTATTAGATCGGGATGGGATGAAAACGAGCGTGAAATACTCCGTAAATTAGACAGATTTCTGCTTGAAGCTGTTCAAAAAGGTATTAGCACTCGAAACGTCATGAACTCTATCGGTCTTGAGACAAAGGGCAAAATACAAAAATACGCCCGGGATCTGAAGTCACCAGCAAACCAACCATTTACCACTCAACAAAAAGGATCATCAAATCCGCTTGTTGATACAGGTGAGCTAATTGGTTCCATTGATTATGAGGTGCAGTGATGAGCCAATTCAATTTCATGAAACTCATAGACAAATATAGTGTGACTTTTGATCTTATTGTGCAGAGTGCTGGAGATTATGATGATCTAGGGCGATGGCAAGACGGTGAAGCTATAACCACAATGCAAAAAGGAGCGCTTGTTGTTCTACCTAGTCAATTAATCTATCAATCAGGTGGCAGATTAACGACATTTGACCGCCAGTTGTATATTAACAAATCTGTGAAGATCCCTTTGAAATCTAAAGTGATTTACAAGGGGAGCAAATACCATGTTGAATCTATGAACCCTTTCGAGGATTACGCAGACTTCAATAGTTACATCTTAAAGGCGGTGAGCAGCTTTGATTGATTACGAATCCATTATAAGCACGGTGATTGGTGTCATTAGAGATAGTACCGGTCACAAAGTGATTATGGAAAACGGAACAGGAAAGCAGCCTGCTTATCCTTTTTGCACATATAACGTTACATCACCATACATTCCCCAACATCGGGGAATTATCGAAGGCGATGCGATCACTGAAGATGTAGATATTTTCTTTTCGTTCACTTGGGTTTCCGATGATGCTATTGAGGTGATTTCTTTAACACAACAGACTGCTACGCTTTTGAGAACAATGAAGGCGAAGCAGGTTCTTTATGATAAGGGAATTGCGTTTATTAAAGCGGAGGGAACAGGTAACAGAGATACATTTCTATCTATTGAAAATGAGCGTCGTCATGGCTTCGATGCACGGTTCAGAATACGAGTAACGCATAACGGGGCAGAGTCAGAGTATTTTGATTCCGTCACCATAAATAACGAGAATATAGGAGGGTAATTACATGCCTTTATCAGACGTAAAAGTCAAAATTGATATTTTAAAGCCCACAACGCTTGTAGGTCTTGGCATTCCGCTTATCTTGGTTAAAAACACCAGTGCTACTGAAAGTGTTTATCGAGAATACGGATCGCTAGAATCGTTAAAGCAGAACTACGGGGAAAGCACGGCTACTTACAAAAAGGCGGCGGCTATCTTTGCACAAGGTGACAATGCGCCGAATAAGGTCGCTGTGGCTTCATTTGGGCACGAATTTGAAACAGGAGATACAGAGAATCCTAAACAGGTATTCAGCGTTAGAAACGCATTAGAAGAGTATTTTGACAAAGACTTTCATTTTGTCCTATTGGCTGCTGTCAATGCAGAAGATCGACTTGAAGCTTCAAAATTCTTTGAAGAGAAGTCATATAAATTTGTTGTCTTGAAAGTGGCGTCATTTGACGAGCTTGAGCAATATACAGGAAAAGATCGGACCATCGTATTCCATCATCCGCTTGTTGATGAGGAACCAGATGCCGCACTTATCGGAGCAATTGCAAACAAGCCTGTCGGGTCCGTTACGTGGAAGTTTAAGTCTCTCATTGGTGTTACACCACAAGATTTCAAAGTCGATACGTTGGAAAACATCCACAAGGCGTGCGCCATTGCATTTGTGACTAAAGCTGGCCGTAATCAAACAAGCGAGGGTATTACGGGTTCGGGTGAATTTATTGACGTGCTGCACGGCAAAGACTGGGTCAAGCTTAACATCGAGACGTCAATTCAAACCGCTCTAAGCACAACTGATAAAATCCCTTACACAAATGAAGGGTTTGCTTTACTCGAATCACAAATTATCAATGTTTTAGAAACAGCATTCACAAACGGCATCATTGCACCTGACGAGGACGGACAGCCTGTCTATTCTGTTCAATCGAAAGGTCGAAGCGAAATGACAGACGAAAACCGCAAAAACCGTGTGTATGACGGATTGTCGTTTACATTTGAACTTGCCGGAGCGGTTCACACAGCAGAAATCACAGGGGAAATTATTATTTAAAGGGGGCTTAATTAATGGCTGGAACTTACACTTATAACCCAATGGATGTCACAACCACAATCGCAGGTAAAATAGTGACGGGGTTTTCAGAAGGAACAATGGTGTCAGCATCAAAAGATGAAGACAACTTTCAGGTGAAGATGAGTGCAAAAGGCGAAGCAAGCGTTGCAGTTACAAACAATATGTTGGGTACAGTTACGCTAACGTTGTCACAGGGATCACCATTTGTTGCTTTGTTAAATCAATATGCAAACACATCTAAACAATTCCCTATTTGGATTAAAAATAATGGAATGGTTAAAGAAACGATTGGTGGAACATCAGCAATGGTAAAGAAAAATGCTGATGCTGAATATGGAGACGAAGTCGGAGACAGAGAGTTTGAAATTCAAGTCTTTGATTACACAGTGAAATAACATGGCTCAAAAAAAGAAAACGAACACACGAAAGCAGTCTGAAAAGGCTGCTTTTATTCATATGAACAAACCACTAAAGGAGAGAAAACCAATGGCTAAATTTGGAGAAAAGAAAGAAGTAACAGTAAAAGGAATCACATATACACTTGTTCATCCGGGAGTAAGAAAGATAGTTCAAATGCAATCATCTGTAGCTACTAGGGACGGTTCTGTTAATTTGGATGCACTGTATGAAATTTATATGAAAGATGTAATCCATTCTCCTAAAGTAGATTGGTCCCATTGGGAAGAGCAAGGTTTAAAGGCCTTGCAGGAGGTAATGAACCAATGTGATACCTTTCTTGCAGAGGAAGACGAAGGACAAGAACCACTACAAGAACAAAGCAAGGAATGAATGGGACATGTGGCGGCTAGTAATGGAGCGAGTGATCAGTTTTGATGTTGCTAGATATATGACGCCTGACGAGATCGCCGAAGCTAATGCCGCCCTTGATCTCATGATAGAAGCGAAGAACAAAGCAAATCAGAAAGGAGGTAAATAGATGTCTCAACCTTTGCGGACCACTGCCATAGAATTAAAACTTATTGCTAACTCGAAACCATTGCAACAAATGAATACTCAAGTAAATAGTATGCTTAGTAGTATTCAGGGAGCAGATCGACCAATTCAAGCGATGAGTAATGGTCTTAACAATACTAGTCAGATTGCAGCTGGAGCAACTAGACAACTTAGGCTAGCGAACGGGCAGGTTGTAAACCTAACCCGTGGAATGAGAACAGCGAGTCAAAGTGTCACCTCAACAAACACCAATATTAACACAGCAAGCCGTAGTATAATGCGTTTCACAAGATCCACTGACACAAGCGCTAGAACAATCCGAGTAGCAAACAGTCAACTATCTGCAATGCGTACTAGATTAGAAGACAGTACAAGCAATGCAGGAGCACTTACCCAGCAAGTTAACCGTATGGGCGGCCAAGTGGGTGGACAGTTTCAACAGATGACACAAAGTGCATCGAGGTTAGGTGGAGTTTTTGGGCGAATCCCATCATCGGTTAGTTCAATGTCACGAAGTGTCGCAAATAGTGTTAGATCAGGTATAACAGCACCATTCAGAGAAGCTAAAACGGCTGTACAAGGCTATGCAGGTGCGTTAGGGCTTTTATCTGGTGGAGCTTTAGCCGCAACAGGTATGGGGCGTTTATCTGCTATTGAGCAGGCTAAAACCTCCTTATCTGTTTTGATGGGTGATGCGAAGAAGGCACAAAGTTTTTTAGACGATATGCTGGCCTTTGCTAAAACAACACCATATGCATTTACAGACATCGCAAACAGTGGGAGAAATCTTATTGCTTTTGGGATGGATGTTAAGAATGTAATACCTACTATGCAAGCAGTTGGGGATGCCGCCGCCGCAAGTGGTAAAGGTGCTGAAGGATTTAGACAGATCAGTGATGCCTTTGGAGCTATGCAGGTATCAGGTACCTTGTCTATGGAAGAAATGAACCGGCTCATGGATGCTGGTATACCAGCTCTAAAGATATTGGCGAATGAAACAGGTCAAGATGTTATGGAGTTGAAAAATGTCATTTCTAAAGGCGGTTTTGAAAGTGAAGAAGCAATTGCCGCTCTTGTAAAAGGAATGCAGAAAGGGACCAAAGGAGCTGCGGGCCAAACAGCAGCTATGGCCGGCATTATGAAAGATTCCAAAGATACTTGGGTAGGCTCTGTCGATTCTATGAAATCGTCAATCAGCTCAACAATGGCAAAGATCATGGAGCCTGCAAAGCCTCATATTCAAGCTGCAATGGGATGGTTTTCTACTCAATTCAGTAAACTGCCTGATATTATTTTCGGCATTGGCAAAGTAATGCAACCAGCTTTCAATACGATTGGTTCTATATTTAAAAATATATCAGGTCCAGCCCAAACTGCTAAACAAGCGATTATGGGCGTATTTGGCGTTATGCAAGGTAAAGGCACAGGAGATCGTTTAGAAGGTTACGGCATATTGTCACAGCTTTTCCCTCCAAGCACGGTAGATATGATTGTTGGTGTTACAGATAAGGTGAAGTCGGTTTTTGATACCGTTAAATCTTCAATTGCTGGAGTATCTCCTTATGTGCAGGCATTCATTATTAGTTTTGTTTCAACAATGAAAAGCATGGCACCAGTGTTTAGTACAATTTTCAACGGAATATTGTCTGCCGTTCAATTTATCGCGCCATACATAGGCCAAGCATTGGGCGGTGTGTTTAGTTTTTTGGCATCTGTTGGAAATCAAGTGTCGGCATTTTGGAAAGAAAATGGATCACAAATAGTCCAAGCACTTCAAAATGTCTTTAGTGTTTTACAAAAGGTGTTTGTGTTCTTGATGCCGATAATACTTACAATTGTTCAATCTGTTTGGGGCAACATTAGAGGTGTTATTACTGGAGCGCTTAATATCATCATGGGCGTTGTTAAAATCTTCACAGGCTTATTCACAGGAGATTTCGGAAAGATGTGGGAAGGAGTAAAGCAACTCTTTTCCGGTGCTATTGCATTTATATGGAATGGCATACAACTGCTTTTCATAGGTCGCTTGTTAAAAGGCGTTTTAGGATTGGCTAATGGTGTAAGAGCACTTGTATCAGGAATGTGGACAAGTGTTAAAAGCTTCTTCGTGAATGGTGCGACACACGCTTCGAATGCTGTTGTGAATATGGGACGCTTTATAATAAAAGGTTGGAGTTTTGTGAAAAACAACGTCGGTAGATTGGCAGGCGCTCTATGGGATCTAGTTAAGAAAAAATTTGGTGATATGGTTTCAGGAGCAAAAGCTTTACCTGGGAAGATTGGTCAAGGTATTAAATCAATGGCATCTAAAGCGGTTAGTGGCGTGAGAAGTCTTGGAAATATGCTAGCTGGTGCACTGGCAACCGCTGTGAACGGAGTGACAGGCGGTATAAACTGGGTGTTAGGAAAGATCGGTTTAAAAGATGTGAAAATTCCAAAATGGACACCGCCTAAATATGCGAATGGTACAAATGGTCATCCGGGTGGGCCAGCAATTTTAGGTGACGGTGGAGGTCCTGAATTATATAAAACACCGTCCGGCCATGTGGGATTATCTCCGGGTACTGATACACTAATGAATCTTCCAAAAGGAACACAGGTTTTATCACATAAACAAACGCTTGAAACTCTCGGAAATGTTCCTATGTATGCTGATGGAACTAAAGGGAATAAAAAAGGATCAGGATGGCTTGGTAAAGCTGTTGAGGGAGCAAAAAACGTTGTTGGTAAAGTGAAAAGCGCTGCTTTTGATGTATGGGATTACATTTCTAATCCTACAAAGCTCATGAATAAAGCCTTTGAGATGTTTGGTGCAAAAGCACCTTCATTATCTGGGGGTTTTGGTGATATAGCAAAGGGTTTATTCACTAAAGTAAAAGATGGCGCAATGAGTTGGGGAAAGAAAAAGATTGAGAGCTTTGGTGGTATGTTTGGCGGCGGTGGATCTGCTGCCGTTAAAAAGTGGGTAGCTCAAGCTATTTCAATTAAAGGGATTAGCCCTAGTTATGCTGGTGCCTTACAGACGATCGCCATGAAAGAGTCAGGCGGAAATCCCAATGTAGTAAACAATTGGGATAGCAACGCAAAAGCTGGGCATCCGTCACAAGGGCTTATGCAGTTTATTCCTTCAACATTCGCCGCATACAAAGAACCGGGTTACGGCAATATTAAGAACCCAGTTCATCAAATAATTGCAGCAATTAACTATCTAAACAAGCGTTATGGCGGCATCTATAACCATCCGGGATTAAAATCTATGGCGCGCGGTGGTCCATATAAGGGATATGCAACAGGTGGCCGTATCATTGGTGATCAATGGGCAATGGTTGGTGAACAAGGACCAGAGCTTATGCGTTTGTCTGGCGGGTCAACAATTTACAACAACCGTAGAACAAACAGCATGTTAAGTGACGCAGCCTATACACCTTCATCTAGTTCGACAACATATTCTAATTCTTCAAACAGTAATAGTTTTTCACCGACAGTTTATGTCCAAGTTTCTGGCGGTACTTCAACAGGCAGCGAGAGCATTAAACAAGCGGTTCAAGAAGCTCTTAAAGAAACGTGGGAAAAACTGAATCCAATGTATGCGCCAGAGGGGGAATATTGATGGCGAAGCTAGGGAAAATCAAAATCGTTAACGAAAAAGAGTCAGACAATCCCGAGGTGGAAGTGACATCATACCCTGTTGAAAAAGGCATTCCCATAACTGATCATGTACAACGAAAACCCGAAATCACTTCAATTTCGGGTTTTTTGCTTGGCAAAAATCCAAACAAAGATTTTGCGTATCTTAAAAAGCAGATGTATGCGGGCAAACTGCTTAACTACACAGGAAGAAAAGTAGCGAAAAACGTTGTCATTACCAATCTATCTCGTGATATTGGAGAATACAAAAACGGTTTTGCTATCTCAGTTGAGTTACAAGAAATCCGTATTGCAAAAAGTCCTTTTGTGAAAAAGAAAGTGAAAGCAGCAGGGAAAAAGAAGAAATCAAATACTAAGAAAGGAAAAGCTGTCTATCACAAAGTGAAGAAAGGCGAAACATACAGCCACATGAGAATGTGGTACGGTACGAGCCTGTCACAGCTTAGAAAATGGAATAAGTACCCTGACCGCCGCATTCCTATAGGGGTCAAATTACGGGTGAAGTAGGGGGAGCAAAATGGCAACGAGAGACTATATTCCGATTGATATAGAAGACATTCCGCAGCAGTTTGAAATTGATCTTGCTGACAGCACATTTGTTTTTCAAATCAACTATAACGAGACAGATGACAGCTATTCTATCGACCTTTATGACATGGACATGGAGCCAATCGTACTAGGTGAAAAAATGATTCTAAATGTGCCATTGTGGGATGACATTATAGATGATCGTTTGCCAGCTCCTTCGTTAGTACCGTTAGACGAATCAAATACAGAAACTAGGATTTCATCAGAAAACTTCATGAAAACTGTGTTTCTGTATATTGACGATGTTGGTGAAGAGGGTGAAGAAGATGGCGACGAATAATAACAAGCTGTTATTTGGTCGTATTGTAAAAGTGACGATTGATAGTGGGGCTTATAAAGGAACCTTTGATTATAAAGATTTAGAAGTGAGGTTTGAAGTCCCGTTCGATGATGACGCCAAACCGAATGAAACAAAGGTCGAGATTTTTAACCTAAGTAGTAGCACGATCAACAAAATCAAAAAAGGCGCTACTATGACCGTTCAGGCGGGGTATAAAAGCGACTTTGGGGTGTTAGCTATCGGAAAGGTTACAAAGGTGCTGACAAAGCGTACAGGGGTCGATAAAATCACTTCAATTTTCATGAAAGAGGGAGACGATTACTCTCATATTAAAGTTGATCAAAATACCGCTGATGCTCCTGTGAAATATTATGCCAACAAGCGGTACAAGCTGAAGAAACCATTGAAGGTTGAAACAAAAAAAGTGGTCAAATTGAAATCGGGTAAGACATCTGTCCGCAAAAGCACACGAACAATCAAATACAAAACAGTCCGTGAGGCGAAATACAGAAAACAATCCATGAAAATCACGTTTAAAAAAGGAACCACGGCCCGCACAATTATAAATCGTTTAATCCGCATTCTTGATATAAAACTTGCGAAGCTGTCTTTGCCTAGAAACAAGGTATATAAGAAAGGGTACACAGTCACAGGCAGTATTGAGAAGAAATTAGAAGAAGTTGTGCATGATTGTGGTGCTTCTTTGTATTACAGGCGTGGCCGTCTTGTTATCAGGTCTATTACAGAAGGGGATGACGAGCGGTTTGAATTGAAAGAATCAACAGGTTTGCTTGACTCTCCTGAAGCGTTTGAGGATGAAAAGTTGAAAGGGTACTCGGTTAAATGCTTATTACAACACCGCATAACCACCGCTTCAATTATTATCATTAAGAGCAAAACAGCCAACGGTAAGTATCGTGTTAAAAAGGGTAAGCATGTGTTCGATGGAAACGATTTTTACACAGAAGCGGATGTGATCTAATGGCGGCGGATACGAATTTTTTCGATAATCTTATAAAAGGCATCAAGCATTCTATTCATGTTTGCGCTCCTGGTAGGGTCGTTTCTTACGATGCTGCCAGTCATACGGCAGATGTAAAGCCGCTCTTTATGACCGCTGACGACGACACTTTATATGAACAACCATTGATACAAGATGCTCTTGTTCTCAAGCATGTCGAAGCAGATATGAAGGTTGGAGCAATGGTATTTCTATCATTTGCAGATCGGGCGCTTGATAATTTAACAAACAAACCTTTTGATCCTGATAGTACCCGTACACACGATATAACGGATGCTGTAGTGATTGGAGTGTATGAGGGATGAAGACTTTAAAACTGGTTAATGGTGATCTTATTTTAAAAGATGGAGAACTAGAAATGGTTGAAGGCGATGCAGAGCTTGCACAAGCTGTAGAAATGATCTTGAAAACAAGTTTAGGAGAGTTTGAACTAGATGAGTTTTTAGGAGTCGAGCGTGAAAATCTTCTCGGTAAAAATCTTGATGAAGAAGAAGCTCAATATGACATCATTGAGGCAATAGCTCAAGAAGAACGCATTGCCACAGTAGAAGATATAGAATTTCAGTTTGACCGAAAAGTACGCTCCAGTCGTATCAAACTAAAATTGATCAAAGAAGAAGACGGCCAAGAGTTACAGATAGGGGGTGTTGACGTTGTTGAATGAAAACGGCTTCCAGCGAAAGACGTATTCAGACATTGTAGACGAAATGGAAGATAAGGCAAAGGAACAGTTCGGGGAGGATGTAAATACATCAAGTCGGACACCTCTTGGAATCATCTTTAGAATCATTGCATGGTTTCTGGCAGGCGTTTGGGACATCGCTGAAAGAGTATACAACAGCGGCTTTGTTAGTAAGTCTGAGGGAGTGCAGCTTGATAGATTAGGAAATAACAACGGGATTACAAGAGAGCCGGCGAGTGAATCATATGCCACTCTGGAAATCACAGGTGAACCTGGTTACATCATTGAAGAAGAAACTCAATTCGCAACGGAATCTGATATTTACTTTGAGGTGCTTGAAGAAGCAACAATTGACACCAATGGAAAAGCTTTAGTTGATGTCATATCAGTCGATAAAGGAGCAATGAACAACGTTGCAGCTGACACAATTACGGTGCAAGCAGAACCAACTGAAAACATCACAACAGTGACTAATCCAGAAGCGGCCGCCGGTGGTTCCGATATTGAAATAGATTCAGAATATCGCACACGAATTAAGAGATCCGTGGAAGGTAGTTCAGCATCTACACACAGTGGGATCATTGCGGCACTGATAAAAACATCTGGGGTCCGTTCAGCTAATGTGGTGATGAATAACACAATGGAAGTAGATGCTGACGGTAACCCACCAAAAAGTATTCATGCTTATGTACTTGGCGGTATAAAAGAAGATGTCGCTGATTCACTTTTTAATAGTGTAGCAGCAGGCATTGAAACAGTAGGTAAACAATCTGTTGTCATTACTGATTTAAGTGGCATTGATCATACAGTCAATTTTGATTTTGCTCAAGAGGTGAAAATCTATGTCCGCCTTGAATTAAAGACAAATGCATCATTCCCCATTGATGGGGATGATCTGATCAAAAATAATGTTGTATATAAAATCGGTGGTGTAGACAAATCGGGGTCTTCATTCACGGGATCTCAAATGGGTGACGATGTTATTTTATCTCAACTATATAACGCTGTGTATCAAGTGGCCGGTGTTGATGATGTTGTGATCAAGATTGGAAAGAGCATCGATTCACTCGGTCAATCAAACATCGAAATTGAACCTAAACAAGTGGCACAAGTTCTCTTCACGGAAATTGAGGTGGTACATGTATGATTAAGGACTTAATAAATAGGCTGACCGATGCTTTTCAAAAGGATGAGAAGAGCAACATCGGAAAGCTTTTTTTAATTGTAGATGAACAACTGACCGCAGTAAGGAAGACGCTGACTGTCGCTGAAAAATGGCGTGATATAGACAACGCAAAAGGGCGCGGCCTTGATTTAATAGGTGATAACGTTGCTCAGAATAGAGGCAGAGCCACAGACGAAATTTATCGGGTTCTGATTCGTGGGAAAGTAGCACGGAACATTTCAGATGGAACAACAAACCGTATTATAGAAGCTCTTGCGAAGACTTTGAATTGTGTTTATGAAGAGATAAATATCTACACTGTGAAAGAAGACAATGAAGATGAACCAGCTGCAATCATTGTGAAAAAGGCACCGCTTGAAGCACTTAATAAAGTTGGAATGTCTGCCACGCAATTTTCATCTATTGTGCAAAAAACTGTAGCAGCTGGTGTGCGGGTTGCCTATATAAATCTTAATGGAACATTTAGCTTTTCATCTATTCCTGATGAAATTGAGATTAGCCAATTCGGTTTTTCATCTGATGGTACTGATGGTGGTACATTAGGTGGCATCTTTGAACCTGAAGATGATTATCCACTACCAATCTAATAAGGAGGGAAAGCATGGCTTTTACAAAAGAAATACCACAATGGGAAAATGCGGGGCAAAAACCGCCGCTAAGTAAAATTACAGAGGGTTTTAAACCACTGGATCATCCGCCTGCCGATTGGTTCAACTGGTACATGAATAGGACATATGAGGCCTTAAAGGAGTTACAAGATGGTGCTGCTTCATCTGAAGAAGTCACAGCTGCATTAAAGGTCTTATCGAATGATATAACAACACATTCTAACGCGAAAAATAATCCCCATGCTGTCACGAAATCACAGGTCGGTTTAGGTAATGTCGATAACATTAAGCAAGCTTCAAAGGCAGATTTTGATAGCCATGTTGTTGATAAAATATTACACACTTCCGAAGCCGAAAAAAACAAATGGAATAATGGTCAATTATACAAAATGACACAAGATTCAGGGACACGAAAATTGATACCAGAAGGTTCTGATTTACTCACTTTACCGCCTGGGTTTTATTTTGGGATTAATAACAGACTTTTAAATAATCCTGATCCATCTGATACTGGGTGGTTTAACTATGATGTGTCCGAAAGTGGATCGGGTAGAAAAATGATTATAGCTGTAGCGAGCTACAGAAATACGATGTGGTTTGGAACTGTCCACACTGATGGAGTTTTCAAAGGATGGAAACGAGTGCTAACGGCAGAAGATGTAGCAAACAGCACTTTTGTTGATACTTATGATCAAGATAATTCGTCTGTTTCAGCCGCTGAAAATGTAGCAACAAAGCTTGTTTTTGGAGCAACACGAGCAGATGATTTATCAGAGTATAACCGCTCGCGCGCTGAAATTACACTTAAAAATAGTGGTCTTTATTTGATCAGGCTATATATCACCAGCACTAACATCACAGTCGGATCAGATAATATTTTAGCCTGCTATGTAAATGGAGCAGAGTATCAAAGGTTTGGAAACTGGAATCCAGCGACATCATCAAGTACGTGCGTGCTTTATTTATTACAAAAATTTAAAGCTGGCGATAAGGTAACTTTTTATATAACACCAAGAGCGACAAACAAAACAGTATCAATAAACACAGCTTACGTTACCATGTCTCAGTTGAGATAGGAGGGAAAAGATGAATAAGGCGCTAGCGATCAAATATTTATACCCAAATGCGGAATTAGGTGTTGATTATTCGGTTCGGGATGACGGAGAAGGTCAGTTCATAGACAAGTGGTTATTAGACGATCCTATACCTTCAGATGAAGTGTTAGAAGTCGCATGGAATGAATACCTAGCCAAGAACGATGAAAAGCCCTTATCAAACGTTGAAAGACAACTGCTGCTGCTTGGAGAGCAATTAGCATTAGAAAAAATAGCACGTCAACAATCAGATAGGGTTAATATAACTTTAGGACAGCAGCTTGCTGAAATGAGAATGGAAATCCTTAAATTAAAGGGAGGGTTTACGAATGAATCTTAACTTTTGGGTGTTAGCCCTATTTTATAAATGGGCCACAACGGCAATGGTTAAACAAGCAATGGCGTTTAAGGACTGTTCAATTGAAGATTTAGCAGAGGGTATTCAAAAGGAATATGTTACACAAGAACAATACAAAGAAATAACGGGTGAAGAATATAAAACACTAGAAGCCGAGTAGAAAGGCTTTTTTATTTTACCTTCTTTGAGGAGGTGAGGAAACTTGAAAAGGACTAGGGGGGCTTACTGATGTCAGGAATGACGGAGGTTAACGATGTGAACATTATACAAAAGGATATGTCAGAATTAAAGACCAGTCAAAAAGCTTTGGAGCAGCGAGTTTCTGTACTCGAAAGAGGGCAAGACAAGCATGATCAGCAAATCATTAGCTTGAATAATCAGCTTAACAAAATTGAAGAAAATACCACATGGATTAAGCGTACTATTACTGGTGCGATTATAACCGCTGTTTGCACGGGTGTAATTGGGGGCGGGATCGCTCTTGTTTATACAATGCTTCAAAAATAAAAGAAATGGGGAAATTAATATGAAAAACTTTGACAAAGGCACTGTGATTCGCACGGTGCTTCTTTTAATTGCTTTGATTAATCAGTTTTTAGTGATGTTTGGTAAAACGCCTTTACCATTGGATGAAGAGTCTGTGAACAATTTAGCCGACGTTTTATATGTTGCTGTCTCGACAATCTTTACAACGTTCATGACGCTTGTCGCATGGTTCAAAAACAACTATGTGACTGACAAGGGCAAGTTACAAAAAGAAGTCCTAAAACAAAAAGGATTAACAAAATAAACGTATAGTTGCGCTGGCTTCCTTCTTCATATATCCTAAAATTGGAGTTGGAGGGAAGCCAGTTGTTAGAAAAGGATTTAAAGTTAAGTAATATAAAGGGTTTGTTGATTTTTTTAGTAGTTTTTGGACACTTAATAGAACTAAATAAACAGAATTATTATCAGCTTTTTGTGTTTATTTACGCTTTTCATATGCCACTTTTTATTTTCATCAGTGGCTACTTAGCTAAAAGAATTAAATTAAGTAAAATAATAAACCTTTTTCTTTTGTACATTATATTTCAGTCGTTTTTTGACTGGTTTCTCTATTTTATAGGAGAGTATAAAACCTTATCGTTCCATTACGGTAAGCCACAATTTCACTTGTGGTATATCGTGAGTATGATTTTTTGGTATTTACTAGCTTGGGGTTTATCGAAATTAAGGTTAAATTTAATAGGGAAATTAAGTATCTTTTTTATTATGTTCATTGTCTGTTTTATTTCACGACAGTACACAGGTGTGGTTGCAGATATAGTTAAAGATTTTTATCCAAATTTCACTTCTTACACTCTTAGTTATCAAAGGACAATTTCATTTGCACCATTCTTCTTTGCTGGGTTTTTTATGACAAAAGAAAACTTACATGCTGTTTATAAATTTATAAAACCTTCACTAGCAAAGGTTTTACTAATTGTCACTGGAACATTAACGATACTTTTTATTGAATACACACCAAACTTAGAATGGCTTTTCCGTGGTAGCTTCGGAATAAAGAGATTTTTAGCAAATGATGAAAGCTATATGCTTAAAATGCTTCTTCATTACCTCTTGTCAGCTTGGATATGTTTACTCATACTTATCTCGGTAAATAGCAAGAAAAGCATTTTGACAAAGTGGGGAGATTACTCACTAGGTATTTTCTTGTTCCATCCTGTTTTTGTGTTCTTGTTAAGGAGAACTGAATTTATGAACGAATGGAGCGGGGATACCCAACTTGTTTTGTATTTTGCATTAACATTTGTAATTGTTGGCTTATTAGGTTCAAATTTTTTTGCGGCTGTGAGTTGGTTCATCACGTCCCCACTAAATACTATCAAAAAAATAGCATCATACTTTAAACCAAAATCGGAAGAAAAAAGTACAAATTTCTGAGTCCCTTAACAGGGACTTTTTTTAATGCTCAATAAACTTAAAAAGGAGAATGAACATGGCTGAAAAAATTGGATTACAAACTCTTATAGATCGTTCAATTAGAAATATGGGTGCTGGCATTAACAGTGTTGTTAAAGAAAGCGCAATTGAAATGATCAAGCAAGCTTATAAAGAAGGCATCTTTGTACAGATTACTTCTGGCTACCGTTCGTTTGCAGAACAAAACAAACTTTACGCTCAAGGTCGCACTGCTCCTGGGAAGATTGTCACCAACGCTAAAGGCGGTCAATCAAATCACAACTACGGTTTAGCGATTGATTACGTTCTTTTAAGTGCGGATGGGAAAAAAGCGCTTTGGACGGTTAACGAGAAATGGCGTCGAGTAGCGCAAATTGGGAAATCACTAGGGTTTTCGTGGGGCGGAGACTGGAAGAGTTTTAAGGACTACCCGCACCTTGAAATGATGGGTGGTATGACTTTATCACAGCTTCAAGCAGGTAAGCGTCCTGTCTTGGTGTCATTACTATCAAATAAAGTTTCTGCAAAACCAATTAAGACAACGCCAGTTAAATCATCGCCAGCAAAAAGCACAACTAAGCTGAAAACACCTTCTAAAAAGACATATAACCTGCCTGCTGGAATTATAAAAGTAACCAAGCCATTAACGAAAGGAGTAGGCGTGAAATCCCTACAGGAAGCCCTATCCGCTCTTTTCTTCTATCCTGAAAAGGGAGCAAAAAACAATGGGATTGATGGCTATTACGGACCGAAAACAGCGGATGCAGTGAAACGGTTCCAGCTTATGAATGGACTCGCTGCTGACGGCATTTATGGACCGAAAACAAAAGCAGCCTTAGAGAAACTATTGAAGTAATATTTTTAAATAATCTTCTTCCCCTCTTCAAAAAGGGGATTTTTTTTAACATAACTGTTTACAACGGTAAATAGGTGTGTTATAATTAAAGTATAGAAAGGAGGTGCTAAAGTGGACGAGGTGAGAAACTGGATTCTTGCTACCGCAGGTGTCGTAACCATCATAAAACACATCTATGACATATGGACGAAGGAAAACGAAAAGCGTAGCAAGAAAAAGAAAAAGCGCTCCCGCCGGACAAGCAAGAAGCGCTAAATACACTAGAGAAAAGGGGAGAAATCCCCTTACTCTCTATATAGTATACTGCAAAAGAGTATTACAGTATACCGTAAAAGCCCACGTCCACGATGATATGAAAAATTATTTAAAACACTATAGCACAGCAGATTTTGCCGTGATGATGATTTTAATTGCTGGTATTGTTGTAATTGATTCAACAAATCAGAGTGTATCTGGAAAGATAGCGAATACTGTATTATTAGTAGCCGTTGTTTTCACCTTATTAAAAGGATTAATTATGATGTGGAGAGAAAAACGATATGAAAGAAAGCGAAAAAATTAGGTTTATTCTAGAAGAAGTTTTAACGACAGCAGAAGTAGGGAAGATACTCGGAGTAACACGTCAACGCTTAAGCGCTCTTGTGAGTTCTGGAAAGCTCAAACCCGTCAAAAAGGTTGGAACAGTTGCTTTGTTTTTGTTACAACATGTACAGGCTCTTGAAAAAGAATTAAAAGAAGGGCGGAAGAAATACCGCCCTTATGAAGAGAATTAAAATTTCCATTCTCTTTTCTCTTTATCCCATTCTAATTCATTTCTTGACATAAGGTTTTTTACTGCTTTAAGGATCGTTGCCTCATCTTTACCTGTTTTCCTTTTCAAATCCTCCATCGAGGGGTTCTTTCTAAATCTGCTCATGTTGTAGAGGATGCGATAAACTTTCCTTTCGAGATCAGTCATACTCTTCATACTCTCACCTCGAAATCAGTTTATCAGAATGTTTGTTCGGTGTCTAAAGGTAGTGTATAATATAGAATATACGGTTTACCCGCGGAAACGGGATATAAAAAATTCGTATATTTCAATGATTAACTTCTTCTTATATTACTCACACACCTGGCTGTCCTCATGGATGGCTTTTTTGATGCCATTTTGATGCCTAAACAAAAAAACACTCAAAAACGAATAAGAACATATGATCGCTTTCGAGTGTTGATAGGGTAATTAATTAAAGGTGGAAAATGATCAAAAACACTTAAAAACATCCAAATGGTATTTCTCACAAACCCCCAATTGTGATTGACTCATCCAATCATCTGTATTTTTTCCCAACCTATTCATCCAACCGTCCTCAGTGCGGCTGGATCTCCCACAAATACATTCATACCTTCCAAGAATCATCCCTCGGAGACACGGTGGTCACCTTTACAAACGAGCAAACCGTCAAACTTGATGTCTCATATAAATCATTTGAGAGTCAGGTGCACCGGACAGCATATCTCCGAACGAAATTTCAAGATCGTCTCGATGGAGGTCTTCCGAAGAAACAAGAATTTATGCTGTATCCAAAAGAACAGCAGCTCAATCTCGTATACGATTTTATATTAAGGGAGCTTCGAAACAAATATTAG